TTCATCCTGCGTCATGGCAGGTGCCGTGCAGGTCAGGGTACACGCTCCAAAGTAATAGGGGTGCGTGTCGTCCTCCTGCAAGGCCCATGTAATCGGCTTCAAAACGGTAAACGCGCCGCCAAAGTAGGGTGCCTTGCATACCCGCTGGATAATGTCCTCTTTGATGTTCGCCACATCCTGCCAGCCCTCACGGTCAAGGCCCGTGTCATAGGCGCACACGATCAGGCTAAAGTCCACGGTCTGCGGGCTGTTGTCGTCCTCGATCTGTCCGCCTGTCATCCGCACCACAATGTAGGGTGCCTCGGCCTTGTCGGTGTCCACATCGGCATCATCACTCTGCGGTATGGGCAAGTCCTGCTTGTAGATTTTCAGTGCCTTGCGCCCCTCTTGGCCGCAAAACAGCTTACCCGCAAACAGTTCTTTCAGCATTTCAATCAGCGCGTCTTGGCAAAGCTGCGGGGTACGGCCAATGTCTGCCCTCGCTGCCGTCGTTGGATGATTTCTCATGGTGGCTCACTTCTTTCCGGCTCTCGCCAATACTCGCTCAACCTGTGCCTGCAACCGCTCTTGCAGGTATTCTTCAACGCTCGGCTCAACCTCCGGCCAAATGGTGTGGTGCATGGCTGTAATACTTGGGCTACCCAAAGTTACCAGCTTTTCTACATTGCCTTTAGAATTTCGCCAGCGTGGGCGATCTCGTTTTGTCCGGGTGTGTTCTGATTTAGACCCAATTACGCGCTGTACCATGCCAATGTGGTTGTTTCCGTTTTTGTTGTGGAACTCCACCAAAAACGCCTTGCTGCGGTTTCCTCTGCCGGGCAGCTCTCTCATTCCGTTGGCTTTTAGCACCTTGCCTTTCCATACGCTCGGCCCTTGAACCCAACCCGTACTTGTAAAGTGCGTCGGCACCGCCGGGCTGGTCTTAAAATAACCAAGGTCGTTGCGCATACTGGCGACATGAAGTTCTGCCAGCAAACTGCTGTTGCTGGCTTTCTTGCGCTGTACAAGGTCTTTCAGGTGCCGCCTGCCTGCGGCGTTCACGGCGTAACGGGTCTTTGCCTTGGCAACCATCAGCTTTCGCGCCTGCCGCGCCGTGGCGTTGATTGCCACTTTGGCCGCCGCTGGGGTCTTGCGTTTCAGGTCGCCAAGCGCCTGCTCTACCGTGTCCAACCCCGCAACGGTAATGGTCAGGTTTCCGGCGCTGTAAGTTACATTGCTCACTGCCGTGTCCTCTCCATCGTCATGCGGTACACGCCGCTTTCCTCTTGGCAAAGATTGATCGTGTAGGTGCGCTGGCTCTTTGTGCCCTTGTCAAGCACCAACTGTTTGCCGATTTTCGGCTTCGGTCCGTAGTCCTCCACCCGGATATACAGGATGGTGTGCGCCGTGTATAGGCCGGTATCAAAGTTCTGCTTTGCCCCGGCCTCCCAATGCGCCGAATGTTCGCGCAAATCGTCGTCCTCTAAAACGATCAGCACATCCTTACCGTCAACGGTGTGGCGGTCTGCGTGTTCGTTTTCCTCAAAAAATGCCGCGTCAATATCCGCCGCCACGCAGCCTTTGAATGTGGGCGGTGCCCACGGTGCTGCCGCCTCGCTCCCGGTATCCTGCTTTAGTTCAAACAGTGCCACGCTCTCACCTCCACAGTAAAAAGCCCCCGCCCGTCACCGGGCAGGGGGTGCATATCAACAGACGGTGGCAACAAACCAACTGTCCACCTTGTCGGGAATGGGCAGCGGGTGGGCCTGCAATTCCAGCATACGGCGGTCAGGCTGGTGCGCCACATAGCTGCGCAGCAGGCGATTGGTCTGTGCCGTGACCCACTGCTTGGTGCTGTCCTCAATGTAGGTGCAGGCACCGTAGGCCATCATGTAGTCGGGGTGGCTGGCGATCAGCACAACCTTGTTCTCCGGCACAAGGGGCTTGGTTTCCGGGGCTTCGGGGTTTGTCCAGTCGTCCAAGTACACCTCGGCGTAGGTGTAAATGTCGATGTTGGGGCTGTTCAGGTGGCCCACATACTTCACGCCGTTGGGCAGGTCGCGCGGGTGGATAAGGCCCATTTCCACGCGGCGGTTGTCCAGCATTTTGCTGATCTTCTCGTCCGCAAGGAAATTGCGCAGCGCTGTTTTGCCCATGATCGCCATGTCCACATTGGCAAAGCCGTTGGTCAGCACCTTGTCGGCCCAGTCCTCCAAGTTGTCGTTGATTTTGGCAGCGCTTTTGCCCCACTGGGCGGTGCCGGTCAGGGTTTCGGTGTTGGTAAAGCCAAAGTCGATGATCTCGTTCACGCCCTCACCAACAATGGGAATCTGCCCGGTCACAATGGCCTGCACGGCCATCCACTCCTCACGGCGGGTGGTGGCGTCGTTCAGGCGGCTGTACTCCTCCATCAACTGCTGTGCGCTGCGCTGGGCGGGGGTCGTGCTGCTGTACAGATCTTCGCCGGGCATACGGGTCATGTAGCGGTCGGCGGTGGTAACAT